CGCACATCAAAAACGTGCAGGCACAGCTGATAGTATGCAAACTTTAAAAGCTTCATATATTCCTGAACAAGGAAATGGAGAGAAGGACGACAAAGCGAAAGATATTAAAGCTCAACATGATGATGAAAAGAAAAAAGAATTGAAAGCAAATGCTGATAAGGAAAAAGAAGTTAAAGAACAGGATGAAAAAGACAAAGAAGAATTGAAAGCAAATGCTGATAAGGAAAAAGAAGTTCAAAAAGAAGGTGAATTACCACCTGCTTTGAAAAAAGCAATTGACGCTAAAAAAGATAAAGAAGCTGTCAAAGAGCAAGACGAAAAAGATAAAGAAGAATTGAAAGCTCAGCATGATGCAGAAAAGAAAAAAGAATTAAAAGCTCAGCATGATGATGATAAAAAAGATGTCAAAGAGCAAGATGAAAAAGACAAAGAAGAATTGAAAGCTCAAGACGAAAAAGATGCTGAGAATAAAAAAGAATTGAAAGCACAACATGATGATGAAAAGAAAGACGTAAAAGAAGATGATGAAGGTGATGAAAAGAAAAAAGAATTGAAAGCACAACATGATGATGAAAAGAAATCTGCTAAAGAAAAAGTAAAAGATATTGATATGAAAGAAGATGTTAAGGCTCTTGTTGGTGATGAATCAGATTTATCTGAGGAGTTCAAACAAAAAGCTGCAACAATTTTTGAAGCTGCTGTAAAAGGAAGATTAGTAGAAGAAATTGACAAATTAGAAAGTGAATATGCAACTAAAGTAAGCGAAGGAACTTCTAAAGCAAAGGAAGAAATTGTTGAAAAAGTGGACGCTTATCTAAATTATGTAGTCGAGGAGTGGATGAAAGATAACGAATTGGCTATAGAAAAAGGTTTAAGATCAGAAATATCAGAAGATTTTATTAGTGGTCTTAAAAATTTATTTGAATCTCACTACATTGATATGCCTGCAGAAAAATATAATGTAATTGAGAATCAAGCTGCTGAAATTGAGGAGTTAAAGAAAAAATTGGACGAATCAGTTGATAAAACTGTAGAGTTAAATTCTAAAGTAGGTGAATTTGCTAGAGAAGATATATTGCAAGATGTAGCTTCTGATTTAGCTGATACCGAAAAAGATAAACTTAAAGGTTTAGCAGAAACTATTGAATATAATGGTGCGGATGATTTTAGAAAGAAAGTAGAAACTATTAAAGATTCTTATTTTCCTAAAACAAAAGCAAATGATGAAACTAGTACCGTAGCGGAAGATAATTCGATCCCTAATTTAGAGGGGTCTATGGCTGCATATACCGCTGCTATTAGTAATTTAAAAAACAAGAAAACGTGGTAAACGTTTCTTGTTAGTTAACTAACAATAATAAGGAGAGATAGAAAATGTTTTTATCTGAACATATACAAACGAAGTGGCAACCTGTTTTAGATCATCCAGACCTTCCAGAGGTTAAGGATAATTATAAAAGAGCTGTTACTTCTGTGATACTAGAAAACCAAGAGAAAGCATTAAGAGAAGATGAGGCTTTTTTAAGTGAAGCTGCACCTGCTAATGCAACTGGTTCTAGTGTTACAAATTGGAATCCTATACTTATCTCGTTAGTTAGACGTGCTATGCCTAATTTGATCGCCTATGACGTATGTGGCGTTCAACCTATGTCGGGTCCAACTGGTTTAATATTTGCTATGAGAAGTAGATATGCAACTCAAGGTGGAACTGAAGCATTGTTTAATGAAGCGGATTCTGATTTTACTGGTAGAAATGCTGCTGGTAGTGCGACAGGTGGTTTTAGTGCAACAGCTCAGGCTGGTACTAACCCTGCTATATTAAATGACGGTTCTCCAGGAACATATACAACTGGTACAGCAATGACTACAGCGAAAGCTGAAGCATTAGGTGATGCTAGTGGTAATGCTTTTGCGGAGATGGCATTCTCAATTGAGAAATCAACGGTGACTGCTAAATCAAGAGCTCTAAAAGCAGAATATACTATGGAACTTGCTCAAGACTTGAAAGCAATCCATGGTTTAGATGCAGAAACAGAATTGTCAAATATTCTGTCTGCTGAAATTCTTGCAGAAATCAATAGAGAGGTCGTAAGATCAATTTATATTGGTGCTGAGTTCGGACAAGCTGATAATGATAATTCAGATGCTGCTATTAATACCACAAATGCTGGTATCTTCGATTTAGATACTGACTCAAATGGTAGATGGTCAGTTGAACGATTTAAAGGTTTGATGTTTGCGTTAGAACGTGATGCTAACACCATTGCTCAGAGAACACGTAGAGGAAAAGGTAATGTAATTATCTGCTCTTCCGACGTAGCTTCTGCTTTGCAAATGGCTGGAGTGTTAGATTATCAATCATCTTTAAGTAATAGTTTGAATGTTGATGACACAGGAAATACTTTTGTTGGTGTGTTAAATGGTAAATTTAAAGTTTACATTGATCCATACTCAGCAAATCTTGGTGGTAATGCTTCTCCAACTAAACAATTTTATGTTGTTGGATTTAAAGGAAGCTCACCATATGATGCAGGTATTTTTTACTGTCCATATGTACCATTACAAATGGTAAGAGCTGTTGGACAAGACAGCTTCCAACCAAAAATTGGCTTCAAAACACGATATGGTTTAGTTGCTAATCCTTTTGCTGGAAGTGATGTAACGGGTACTGGTGCTATTACTGCTGATGGCTTAACGGCTGCAAACAGTAACAGGTATTACAGACGAGTCCAAGTTGCTAACATTATGTAATTAAGTGTTTATATAACAGAATTAAGGGCGATGTAAAAGTCGCCCTTTTTTTTGGTCTTATATTTCATATAAATAGTGATATGACTTCTATTAATATGTTCAACAGACAACCGACTAAATTTGACTATGCAAGTCCTACACAATTTAGATTTACTATTGTCAAATTACCTAAGGTAGAATTTTTTGCTACTGCTGTTAATATTCCTAGCATAACGTTAGGTACAGCAAGTCAAACTACACCTTTAAAAGACATACCAATGCCTGGTGAAAAATTAGAATATGCCAATTTAAATATCAATTTTTTAGTAGATGAAAATTTAGAAAACTATAGAGAAATGCATGGTTGGTTAACAGGTCTTGGGTTTCCAAGAGATTGGTCTCAATTTAGAAATTTACAAGATGCAGGAGGTGATAGATATCCAACTGGTACTAATGTGGGTTTGAGTAAAGAATTAGGCAAGGTTAGAAAAGCCGTACAAGATGATGGTGCTACATATTCAGATGCAACATTATTTGTATTATCAAGTAAAAATAACCCAACGTTAGAAGTTAGATTTAAAGATATCTATCCTATTTCATTGTCAGGTTTAGAATATAATCAACAAGAAACAGATATTAATTATTTAACAGCTACTGTATCTTTTGCATATACAATATATGAATTTGCTAATGTTGGATCAAGCACAACTGTGGAAACAACATCATAGGTTGTTGACTAAATAATTATATTATGTTATAATTATATAAAGGTGAAATATTATGACACTTGAAGAATTAGAAAATTTAGCTGATGTTGATTTAAAAATAAACGATATAGAGCTTGATATAGAATCACTTAAAATTCCACAATTACATAACAAGTATAGTAAATTTCATAATCAATTTATTAATTTATTAAAAAAATCAGAACAAAATAGGGATATATTAATAAGAGAAAAGTGGGAATATTATACTGGTAAAGCCTCTCCTAGTGTTTATCAAGCACAACCTTTTAATTTAAAAATATTAAGACAAGATGTAGATAAGTATATTAGGTCTGATAGTGAGGTTGTTAAACTTGAACAAAAAATAGCTTATCTTCAAACTATTGTAAATTATTTAGAGAAAACTATCCGTATCATTTCAAATCGTACATTTCAAATTAAGAATGCTATTGAGTGGCGTAAGTTCACTTCTGGTGTTGTCTAAGCGTTGTGGCCTCTCCACATAATATAATCGTTGAAAAAGTAAATGAAGTTTATTTAAAAATTAAAACTGAAGCTGATATTAGAGCTGAGCTGTCAGATTATTTTTCTTTTGAAGTGCCTGGTTATAAGTTTACTCCACAGTATCGTAATAGGGTTTGGGATGGAAAAATTCGATTGTATTCATATGCTACAGGCCAATTATATGTTGGATTGTATCCTTACTTACAAGAGTGGTGTAAACGTAAAAATATAGAAATAGTTGAAAACAATGAAATTACAGTAAAGCACACACTCATAGCCGCTGATATAGACGGACTTGTTAGTGATCTTGAACTATCTATCATACCTCGGGACTATCAAATTGACGCCTTCATTTACGCCCTACAAAATGAAAGAGGTCTGATTTTATCACCAACGGCCTCTGGTAAATCTTTAATTAGTTATATGTTAGTAAAATATTATTTAAGAACTATAAACAATAATATTCTTATTATAGTTCCTACCACATCTTTAGTAGAACAATTGTTCAAAGATTTTAAAGATTATGGTTTTGATAGTGAAAATAATATCAGTAGAAACTATCATGGGTATGAAATAGATGAAGATAAACGAGTTGTTATTTCTACTTGGCAATCTTTATATAAACTTCCTAAAACTTTTTTCGCAGATTTCGGAGCTGTAATTGGAGATGAAGCACACTTGTTTAAGGCCGTTTCTCTTACGAAGATAATGACCAAGTTAGTTGACTGTAAATATCGTATTGGTATGACAGGCACTTTAGATGGAACTAAAACTCATAAACTTGTATTAGAAGGACTGTTTGGCCGAGTTAATAAAGTTGCTACTACAAAAGAATTAATAGAAAAAAAACAACTAGCAAATTTAAAGATTTTTTGTCTGGTTTTAAATCATAGTGAGTCTAATAAAAAATTAATGTACAATGTTAAGTACCATGAAGAATTAGAATATTTGGCTCAAAGTTTGTCCCGTAATAAATACATACAAAATCTTTGTTTAGCATTGGACGGTAACACGCTCTGCCTTTTTCAACTTGTTGAGAAGCACGGAAAACAATTATACGAAATGATAAAGAAGAAAGTAGAAAAAGGAAGGAAAGTATTCTTCATTTATGGAGGAATAGAAGCAGATGATAGAGAGCAAGTTAGAGCCATTACCGAAAAGTCTGACAATGCGATTATTGTCGCTAGTTATGGGACGTTCAGCACTGGTATTAATATCCGTAATTTACACAATATTATTTTTAGTAGCCCTAGTAAATCTCGTATAAGAAATCTACAAAGCATAGGTAGAGGATTAAGACTCGGTGATAATAAAACCGAGGCTACGCTCTATGATATAGCCGATGATTTAACGTATAAAAATAATAAAAATTATACTCTTCAGCACTTTGGAGAAAGAATAAATATATACAATGAGGAGGAGTTTGACTATGAGATTCATAATGTCAATCTAAAAGAAGATGCAACCACACATTAGTATTAATTATAAAAAAGCAAAAATTCTCAGGCTTGTTTCTGGAGAGGAGATATGTTGTATGTTTCCACCAGATCAGTTACCAGAAACATCTACTCATATAAAACTACAAGATCCTTTGTTAATTAAATATGTTCCACAGATAAGCGAACAAGGGATATCAGATTTTATAGCTTTAGTTAGGTGGGTTGGATTTACCCAGGATAGTATTATGACAATTCCTAAAGATAAAATAATAACAATCTGTGATGCTACTGTACCATTTACAAATAGATATATAGCTTTATCACAATCTCTTAAAACTGTAGAGCCTCCTTTACCATCATATGTTCAAAGAGACCTAACCGAAGAAGACTTTAAAAGACTAGATAAAGAAATAAAAATACAGCAGACTCGTGATACTATAAGAAATATAAGAACTAAAAGGAATGCTAAATTAGAAGATATGTTTGATTATGGTAATATGCCATCTAAAAAACTACATTAATAATATACTAGCTATAGCCTCTCGGTAAGGCGCCTACATAGGCTATTATATCAACATTTTTTGAAATGTCAATGACCTATGAAAAATTAGTGTGAGCATTGACAAAAGGTACAAAATATAGTAGTATATAATTATGACAAAAATCAAAAAAAGGCCTGAACATTATGTAGATAATAAGAAGTTTTTGGTTGCTATGACCGAGTATAAAGAACGTTTTGAAAAGTTATCAAAAAGAAACAGAAAAAAACCACCAGTAACTAATTATATAGGAGAGTGTTTTTTAAAGATTGCAAACCACTTATCCTTTAGACCTAATTTTATAAATTATACTTTTAGGGATGATATGATAAGTGATGGTATAGAAAATTGTTTGCAATATCTTAATAATTTTAATCCAAAAAAATCAAATAATCCTTTTGCGTATTTTACACAAATAATATATTATGCATTTGTGAGGAGAATACAAAAGGAAAAGAAACAAATTAATATTAAATATAAACTATTAGAAGATGCAAATTTTGATGATGTGGCTGTAAACCCAGGAGATGAAAGTGCTGCTTATAAGAATCAATTTGTAGAATTTTTGAGAAGGAATCGGCCGTCAGAAGAATTACCCAAACCAAAACAAGTAACTGTAAAAAAAAGGAAACGAAGAACATATACAAGCACTTTAAATAAACTTATATAATGAAAATAGCGATATTGAACGACACCCATTTTGGCGCAAGGAATGATAATGAAGCATTTAGAGATTATCAATTAAAATTCTTTAATGATATTTTCTTTCCCTACCTTAAAAAACACAACATAAAAACAATAGTACATTTAGGAGATGTAGTTGATAGAAGAAAGTTTATTAACTTTGAAACAGCTTCTACATTTAAAAAACATTTTTGGGATATATTATGGAAAGAAAAACTTGATACACATATTATAATAGGTAACCATGATACTTATTTTAAGAATACAAATGAAGTAAATGCTATTGAAAATTTGTATACTAGTTTTGATGGAAAAAACGAACCGTGGATTTATACAAGACCAAAAATTGTAACCTTTGATGATTTACCTATATTGTTTATGCCCTGGATATGTGATGATACTAGGGAAGAATCCATGCATTTATTAGATTCAGCACCAGTAGAAATTGTAATGGGACATTTAGAAATTAAAGGTGTTGAAATGAGTAATGGTTTTATTAATGAATTTGGAAACGAAAAATCAGATTTTAAAAGATTTGAAAGAGTAATATCAGGACACTTTCATAAACATAGTAATGATGGACAAATATATTATTGTGGAGCTCAATATGAACAAACATGGTCAGATTATAAAGACCCAAAAGGATTTAATATATTTGATACAGAAACAAGAGAATTAACTAGAATTAAAAATCCATATACGATACATAAGAAATTAATTTATGATGATAAAGCAAGAGATTATGGAAATTTAGATGATTTTAATATTAATGATTATCAAGATCATTTTGTAAAATTGATAGTATTAAATAAGACAAAAGAATTTGTTTTTGATAGATTAATTGAAAGGTTATATACTGAAATTAATGTGCATGATTTAACTATTGTGGAAGATTATTCTGATATTAAAGCTTCTGTTAGCGAAAACATATTAGAAATGGGTGAAGATACGGTTACATTTTTAAATAATTATGTTGATCAATTAGATACTACAATAGATAAGAATAAATTAAAGGAGTATTTAAAATCCATTTATATAGAGGCAAGTAACCATACAGGAAATCAATGATATATTTTAAAACATTAAAATGGCGAAATTTTTTATCTACTGGTAATCAATTTATTGAAGTAGAAATGAATAAGTCAGCAGCTACTCTTATCATTGGCAAGAATGGATCTGGAAAATCAACCTTATTAGATGCTTTATGTTTTGTTTTATTTAACAGGCCTTTTAGAAATATAAAGAAAGAACAATTAGTAAACACTATCAACAATATTGATTGTGAAATACAATGTGAATTTAATATTGGTAACAAAGAATATAAAGTTGTACGAGGAATTAAACCAAATATTTTTAATATCTATTGTGATGGATTGCTTTTAAATCAAGAAGCTTCAAGTGTGGATTATCAAAAAACATTAGAACAAAATATAATGAAATTAAATTATCGTTCTTTTATTCAAGTAGTTATATTAGGGTCTTCTTCTTATGAACCTTTTATGCATTTACGTGTTAGACATAGGAGAGAGGTGGTGGAAGAAATATTAGATATAAGAGTATTCACACATATGGATATATTATTAAGACAAAAACAAGGTGAGTTAAGTAAGGCTGTAACCGATGTAAGCCATCGTTATGATTTAATGAAAGAAAAATATGAATTACAAAATAGTCATTTTATACAAATAAAAAATAGAGACCAATCTGATATAATACAAAGACAAGATAAAATAGAACAAGATAAAAAAGATCAAGAACAATATAATGTTAAATTAAAAGATTTAAATAATAAAATATATCAGGATAGAATTGAATTTGAAGATAGTAAAAAAGCAGATAAAACAGCTACTCAATTAAGTAAGTTAGAAGCGAAGATAGAAACAAATTTATTAAATCATAAAAAGAATTTAGAGTTTTTTGAAAGTAATAGTAAGTGTCCTACTTGCACACAGGATATAGGGGTAGAGTTAAGAACAAAAAAATCAGCAGAAGAAAAGGTCAAAATTACGAAATTAGAATTAGGATTAAAAGATTTGTTAAGTGAGATTATTAAAACGGAAACTAAAATAAATGAGTTTGCTAAATTAGCAGATAAAATTAATGAACTTGGAATTGAAGTTGCAAAAATAGATACATCTATTACAGAAATTAATCGCCATTCAAATAGATTAAATGAAGAAATTGATAAATTGGAAAATGATAAAGAAAATACTAATCTTATTGCACAGGAATTAGATACAATTAAAATTCAATTAGAAGAAATAGATATAGAAAAGAAAAAGGTAATAGATGAGAAACAGTATATAGATATTGCTAGAGAGATATTAAATGATACAGGAGTTAAGGCAAATATTATTAAGAAATATTTACCTATAATGAATCAGTTAATAAATGAAAATTTACAAGCAATGGATTTCTTTGTTAATTTTCATCTTAATGAAGAATTTGAAGAAACAATAAAAAGTCGCTATAGAGATAACTTTAATTATAACAATTTTAGTGAAGGTGAAAAGATGAGAATTGATCTAGCATTGTTATTTACTTGGAGAGCAATAGCAAAATTAAAAAATAGTGTTAATACAAATATTTTAATATTGGATGAAATATTTGATTCATCATTAGATGGTCAAGGCACGGATGATTTTTTCAAAATTTTAAAATCATTAAGTAAAGAAAATGTGTTTATTATATCCCATAAGGGAGATATAATGTTTGATAAATTTACGAACATAATTAAGTTTGAAAAATATAAAAATTTTACAAGGTTAGTATAATGAGCAAAATAACAGATACAAAAAAAGATACGATTTATACATTAATACCACCAACTGATCCAAGAGTATTATCAACTATAACACCATTTGATAAAGATGTTTTTTTAAAACAAGAAGGCATATCAACACAACGATTTGTAAGAAATATGTTTGCAACAATGCACAAATATGGTGGGTTAGGATTGTCAGCAAATCAAGTAGGTAAACCATACCGTATGTTTGTAATGGGAGGCCAATTACAGATAGAAGCAGGTAAAATATATGCATGTTTTAATCCAAAAATTATTAAAGTGAGTGAGGAAAAAGTTAGATTTAAAGAAGGCTGTTTAACGTTTCCTTTTTTATTTTTAGATATTGAAAGGCCTAGGCGAATAGAAGTAGAATTTTTAGATGAAAATTTAGATAAAAAACAATATCAAATGGATGGTATTATGGCCAGATGTTTTCAACATGAATTGGATCATATGAGTGGAATTGTGTTTACATCTTTAGTAAGTAAATTGAAATTAGATATAGCAATGAAGAAAAGAGATAAGTATATAAAGAAATTAGCAGCTGAAGTTAGGAGTAGAGAAGATGATCAACAAACTAAAAAGACCAATTATTAAAGAATTAGATTTACCTCAATATAAAAGGGACGATTTAAAAGCGGCTTGTGATTTTTTAGATAGTTTAAAGTATGCTATTGTTAAAACAAAGTATAATAAAAAAGGACAATGGGATGCTGTATCATTAAGAGGTTATAGTGAAGACCCTTTAAATGTTTTAAAACCAGGTGTATTAAAAAGTGATATTGAACCTGCAGAATTAAGAGATACACATTTAGTCCACGAACCTAAATTACTTCCTTTAGTAGAAATGTTATCACATATACCTGCTAAATTTGAAAGAGTAAGGGTTATGAGATTAAAAGCAGGAACAAGTATTTCAAAACATACTGACAAGGTTGATAAGTCAATAGGATTTGAAGATGGTGAGATTGTTAGAATACATATTCCATTAAGAACAAGTGATAGAATCCATTTTTATTTATGGAAAGATAAACGCTCATACGTATTTAATTTAGAACAAGGGAAATATTATTATACCGATGTAACTAGACCACACGCTGTACATAATAAAGCGATTTTTGATAGATTACATTTGGTTGTAGATTGTTATTCAAATGCTAAAATAAGAGCTTTAATATTACAACAAGATGATCTATATGATGAAAATAATAGAAATACTGTAAATGATCCTTTTAAAGGAACAAATATAGAAGGAAAAGATTAATGACTAAAACAATTTTATTTTCTATACTTGCTGTTATTGCAATACTATCAGGAATTGTAATTCATTTTTATGATAAAAAGTTAATTAGAGGTATAAAAAAGCATGAAGAAATGATGGAAAAAAAGGGGCTTTTTAAAAGGCATTTTATTAAAAAAAATAAGGATTGACAAATATAATTTAATGTGATAGCATGATATATATATGAAAATTGAAGAAGAAAAAAAATCAGTACAAGTAGAAGAAATATTACCTGTTAATTATGAAAAGGGATTAGCGGATTATTTATTTGATAAAATCAATGATTATCAAAGTAATCCGAAAGTTATAAGAGAGCGACCTAGGTTATCAGCTTCTGGACTTTATGTGAGTGCTGAACAAATATTTAAATGGATTAAAGAATGGGATAACGCACAGGATATTTGGCATGCAAGGACCAGATAATGAGGTTAGCTAATAAGAAAGATTATGAACAAATAAAACAGATATTTTATAAACATAAAAAGTGGTTTCCACATGTCCGTACTGATTATATGAGGCGTATGATTGCTACTAATAGATTGATATTTGAAAATGATGTTATTATAACCTTTCATCATGCTAAAAGAAAACAAACAATTGGTGATGTTCATGTGAGAAAAGACGATACAGTATTGCATCAAATTGCAAGTAAAAATAGTGGTGGTGGCAAAATGATAGAGAGATTTTTTAAATGGTGTCCTAGGGATGTATTTTTATCAGTTAGGTCAGATAATATAAAAGCTTGTAGTTTCTATGATAAGATAGGTATGAAATTAGTAGGCACTCATAATTGGGCTAAAGGTACACTACCAGGGAAAGTATATGTCAAACGAAAATTTAATTAACGAAGTACACGATTATTGGAAAGAAAAAGGGTTTCCAAAATATCCTACAGATAGGAAATGGCGTGATAATGTATTTCAACAACTAGTATCATTTAAAAGAGAATTAATTGTAGATAGACAAAGAAAGATTATAGGTCAATCCCCACATGGATTATCACTTGCGTGGTCTTATATGGAACATGCTTGGGGCATTAAATGTGGGAAGATGAAAACCCCAATAGAAATATGGGAAGATGAAAAACATCTAAAAAAGGGTATTGAAAAGATTTTAACAGGTACGTTTTTTCAACAAAAGAATTATCATAATATTACTGAATCAGATATGAGGTCTATGTTAAGAAGATATAGTGGTACTCAAATGGTATCAAATTTTAGACCTACAGCAGCTGCTGCTTTATATGATATATTTGTAGAGAAAGATAGTCCATTAGAAGGTACAGAATCAGGACTAGTATGGGATCCTAGTATGGGATATGGGGGTCGTTTATTAGGTGCAATTTCAGCTGGGGTTAATTATATAGGTACGGATCCGTGTATTCTTACATATGAAGGACTACTTAAAATAAAAGAACAATATGGACATAGTAATAAAATGTATAAATTATTAAGACAAGGAAGTGAAACATATGTACCTAAACCAGATACATTAGATTTTGTATTTACAAGTCCACCTTATTTTGGTTGGGAACAATATGGAGATGAAGAAGAACAATCATTTATAGCGTATCCAGAAGAAGAATTATGGAAAGATAAGTTTCTAAAGAAGACTTTCCAGAACGCTTATATAGGCCTTAAATCAGGTAAGTACATGGCAATCAATGTTGCAAATACAAAACAGTATAAAACGTTTGAGGAAGATACAGTACAACTAGCACTAGATGTAGGATTTGATCAAGCAGATACTTGGTGGTTATCATTATCTACACAGAAAAAAGATGTACATGAAAAACGAATCGAAACTAAAAATTTCCCAAGTGGCCGTAAATATGAGCCAACTTTTATATTTAAAAAAGTATAAATTCTATAAAAACAAGAACAAAAAAAGAACATTTATTCAAAAAACCTAGTGTTTATGCGATGGAATAATGCTTGTAAATCTGAGGCAGAACTGATAGGATAGCAGTATATTATGATAAATTACACTATGAAAAAATCAGAAGATAATGAAGTAGAAAAAAAATCTACACTTGCTAAATTACTTGCAACTGAAAATATAGAAGTACAAGAAAACTCAGCGTCAACAGCTTCCTTTGATGTCAAAAACAGAATTTTAACAATCCCAATATTTAAAAAAGAACACAAATCCAAAAACGTATATGATATGTTAGTTGGCCATGAGGTCGCTCATGCATTATGGACACCTTCAGATAGTTGGGAAAAGATGAAGGATAAAACAGATGAATATAGATCGTTTGTTAATGTATTAGAAGATTGCAGAATTGATAAAAAAATTCAAAAAAGATATCCTGGTTTACAAGAAGATTATAAAAAAGGATTTAAAAAATTATATAAAGATAATTTCTTTAAAACTAAAGGAAGAAAATTAAACGATTATTTAACAATTGATAAAATCAACTTATGGTTTAAATCATCAAAAACATTAAAATTAGATTTTGATAAAAAAGAAAAAATCTTTGTTAAGTTAGTTGATGAATTAAAAACATTTGCTGATGTTAAAAAACTTGCAACAGAAATTTTAGGACATTGTAAAAATCAAATGGCTAAAATACCGAATTTAGATAATCACCCAATGGCAGATATTTACGCACCACCTCCTTCAAAGGATGATGAAGAAGAAGAAGGTCAAAGTGATAGTGGAAATTCTGTTGAAGGAAAAGATGATGGATCAGATAAAACTGCTACTGATAAATTAGATGAATTTTTAGATAAGAAATTAAAAGAAGAAGAAAAAGATAAAGGTCTTCCACAAGGTAAAGATGATAAAGAAGGTGATGATAAAGGAAATTCATCATCAAAATCTAAAGAAGAATTAAAAAAAGAAGAAGAAGAAAAAAACAAATCTAAAAAGTTTAAAGGATTTTCAAATAATGCAGGTGGGGAAATACCACTTAAAGCTGCTACTGCTGATTCATATGAAGAAGCTAGACAACAAATGTCAGATGACACTGCTTATG